AGCACTTTATTGATATTCAAGGCAGTGCAAACACCAATGCACCTACCTACGGGCAGCCGATCGTTATCAGCAACACACAGGCTGGCAACGCAGTGCTTGCGCGGGCATTCAGGAATGGTGGCGGGGAATTGGAGGGGGTTTTTATTGATAAATATCACCCCAGCAACTGCCGGCCTGATGGCAGCGGGTTGCCAAATAACGCAACTGCCAGTCCTGGCGGGATGCCAGATACTGACGGGATTGCTGCATCACGCCCGCTGCATTGGCCTGTGTCTGCGACGGGGCCAAGTGGCACATCGCGCAGCCCGTTCTCCTACCTGAATAGCAGGGCACTTAACCCGGTACAAGGCACGCCTGCGAACACTCTGGGAGGATGCTGGGCTGCAATGCGCAGTCGTGGCATTAATTTTCATCCGGTGCCGATTTGGGTGTATTCGCAGTTGGCATACCTGAGCCTGGCCCATGCGCAGGCATTGTTGGATAGCAGCGGAGTGCCGATCAGCGGTGCTACTGATAATGCGGCATGGATGGACGTGTTGCCCTATGCGCCCAAAGGCAACAACAGTAACAACTGCACTGATGTGAACCAGCCCGCGTTGCGTTTTGATCGCACGGATGTGGATGGCGCGACCGCGACTGGTCGTGCTGGCGAGAACAATCGCGCCTTTACTGGTGCTGCATGGATCGGCAGCGTGTCTACGCCATCAGTGGAACGCACCACGCATAACGGCCAGCTCAGCGGTGTGGTGGACCTGAACGGCAACCATTGGGAATGCGCGCCGGGACTAACCAATACCGGCGGCACAAACGCCGGCTATCGCATGGTGGCGGATTCTGTTGATTGGGGGACCATCAGTAGCAATGCCAACATTCTTTCGGCGGCCACTGTGTCGCTGATTGCGAATGTGAGCGACAACGGCGTATGGTGGACTGACGCCAACACTTGGGTTTACATGATCCCGGCGATTGGTGGAACGTATCATCCGGTTAGTTCTTGGTCTGGTGAACCTACACGGCAGGCAATGACTGAGTGCTTGCTCCCCAGAGAGGCCGGCACCAGCACCAGTCAAACATCAACCAATCACTTTGGAGGCGATGGTTTGTTCAGGCGCCACGTTAATGACCTGCTGCCCCTCGTCGCTGGTTCCTGGAGCTTCGGCGCCACTGCGGGTGTGTTTACTGTCAGTCTGGTCATCTTCGGCGGCGTCAACAGCAGCCTCAGCGTGGGTTGCCGTGCTTCTCGCCTTCTGTCCGCGTGAGCGGACATGCTAGGGCGGCGGCAGCCGCCCGTCTCTCTACCAACCCATGGATGAACTACCGGATATACAACCACCTAAGAATGGAACAGAACGAGAGCAGCGATATTGGCTTATCGAACGTCGATGCAAAGACCTCTGCCTGTATCTCGACGTGCTCACGCGCAATATGCCGCGCTATGAGAAATATGTACTTTGCGCAAAGATGCGTGAAATCGGGTACTTATGCCTTGAGCTTGCAATCGCAGCCAACAAGAAGCAGCACAAGAAAACGGATCTTACCCGCTTCAACGTCCAACACGAGTTTCTCAGGCAACTGCTCAATCTTGCGGTTGAAGCTGGCCATATTGATCCACGTCGTCATCGCATTGCTTCAGAGAAAGTGGATGAAGTTGGCCGTCTGCTCGGCGGCTGGCTGGTCTCCGAGCAGAGGGTGGATTCCTGACATGCTGCCCATCGTCGGTGGTAACTGGAACAACGGCGCCAATGCGGGTGTGTTTACTGTCAATCTGAACAACAACAGCAACAACAGCAACAACAACGTGGGTTGCCGTGCTTCTCGACTTCAGCTCATCTCGCCCAGAACTGGAGCTTACGGGTTCCAGACGTGTCGAGCTGAAGGGAGGGAATCTGTCCTGGGGGCTATGCCCTCAAATAAACGGGGAAGGCGATTCCAGTAGGCACTGCTCGACCGTCTCGCCATGCCCCACAAAATCCGTAATCTATGGCCGCAGATCGCTGACTACGAAGCCTTGCTGTATGCTTGGAAAGAAGTAAGGCAACGCAAGACAACAAAGCCGCTGATCCTACGTTACGAATCAAACCTGGCGGTCAATCTTGGAAGGCTTGAACGTACGCTGCAGGATGGCAGCTACAAACCCCGGCGGCATTTCGAGTTCTGGATCAATGATCCCAAGGCAAGACTGATACAGGCGCCATGCCTAGAGGATCGCATTGTGCAGCATGCCGTCTGCAACGTCCTCAGGATGCCGGTCCAGCAGCGGTTGATTGAGCACACCTACTCTTGCCTGATCGGTCGCGGCACTCATCGCTGCTCAGAGCAGTTCCTTGAGTACCTAGATAACCCACGCTGGCGCTACGCACTGAAGCTGGACATCAGCAAGTTCTTCTACTCAATCGACCATGCTTGCCTGACACAGGAGCTTGAGCGCATCATCGGCTGTCGCAAGACCTTGGATCTGCTGCAGCTATTCATCAGTGCCAATGGTGACACATGCGGTATCCCCATCGGTGCCAGCACCAGTCAGGTCCTGGCCAATCTGGCGCTGAATCCATTGGATCACTTCGCCCGGCGCGAGCTGAAGCTGGGCACCTATTTGCGCTACTGCGACGACATGATCGCACTGTTCGAGACGGCAGGGGCCGCCAATGCCGCCATGGTGGCCATCCGCGACAAGGCCGGGAAACTGAAGCTGACACTCAACAGTAAAAGCGGCATCCACTACGTGCCCGATGGCGTGGACTGGGTTGGCTACCGGCACTGGCCCGGCAAGCGGCTGATCCGCAAGCGCAACCTCAAGCGTCTACGTCGCAAGGCGCCTGATGCCACCCTGGAGACCGTAATGGCGTATCTCAGTCACGCCAAGGACACCGCCAGCATCGCCTGCGTGGCCAATACGTTCTGGCGCCACGCTCCCGAGCATCGCTGCAAAATCCATGCCTGGGTGAAGGAACACGCCCCCGCGATCTACCCTCAGGTATAGAAACCCAGCCGGAGTAGTCACGGCCTCTAGGGGATGGTTGCCTGCTGCCCCGGGATGGGGCATAGAGTGGGGTGGGCCAGCGTGCGCTAACACCTGGCCTGTGACCAACTCACCGGAGATGAGCTGATGCAGGAATTATGCCCGACCCAGGGCGAAGGGCCGCCCGTGCCGCTGCAGGAGCTGACGCCCACTGGCGCCGCACTGGCCCAGCCCGAGTTTGCGGGGGAGGTGTCGGATGAGGATGTTGGAGTCGATATTGCAGCCGAAATGGAGGCCGCAACCCCTTCTAGAGAGAACGACTAATGACTGAATACAGATGGAAGCCGTGGCCCGAAGAATGCAATGAGTGCGGCTATGAATTGGAAGTGTTCAGCAGCGACCCAAGACCAGCCTAGGTCATTGACGGCGAAACAGTGCGCTGTCGAAGCTGCGGCCTACGGGGAATCATATCTTGTAGTGCCGAAGATGATGCCTATGCGGTTATGGAAGACGAACCCTCTAGTGAAAGCGACTAATCCCATGCCTTACTACATCAATCCCGAGAAAGTTCGCGCCGTTTTCTTTGAAAAAGATGGCGACAAGATCGTCGTCTGGACGAATTACAAGCGCTGGACCGTGACCGATATGGTTGCTGGCGGCACCAAGCGGTACACCAAGCAACTGGCCATGGCGCTGTCAGCATCGCTGATGGCCGAGGGCTATAAGGCGACCGTCTATGACTGACTTCCGAGCACTCTGTGCCCGCATGGCGGACGAGCTGGATCACTACCGACAGCTCCTGATGGATAATCGCCGCGAGGTTCACGCGCTAGCGACCGAAGCCCGCGCTGCCTTGGCCGAGCCCGCGACGGAAGAGCCAACGGTCATGGAGATCATTGCGCTTGCGGACGAGATCGAAGAAGCAGGGCTGGGTCAAGTTGATCTGGTCCGAACAGCACTCGCCCGCTGGGGCGGCCACACAAGACGGAGCATCTAAGCCATGACAATTCAACCAACCGACCAAGAGCTTGAACAGGCGGCACTTGCCTTTATCGCCGCCAATCAAGACAAAGGGCAGGTGTTCTACTTTTCATCAGAACTGCCTTACTTCCTGGGCGAAGGCACCGAGTACGAACCACTTATTGCCCTGCTCCGCAACGCATGGAACCAGGGGGCTGCCGCCGCCCTCCGCGCTGCTGCGGATCAGGTGGTGCCGGATGACTACGATCCGCCTCGCGGAGTGTCCTATCCAGAAAAAGATGCTTTTATTGACGGCAAGTGCGTCCGCAACGAAGACATACGCTTTCACTTGCTCGCCATCGCCGCCGAACTCGACCCCCAGTAGAGCCCCCGTCTAACCGCTAAGCTACCCCTAGACGATCCACTCACTGCCCCCGGTGCCGCGCCAACGGCCTGGGGGTTTTCTGTTGGCAGACATGGCTACACTTAAGAAAATGCCACTGCGCCATGCAGCCAGGTAAATACAACATATTGATGCAGCGTAGAGCAGATTTTCTGCTTCAGCTTCAATTTAGAGATGGCACGTGGGCGGCTATTGATCTGTCCAACTAGGCTGCTTACTCGCAAATTTGGGACAAGCGGCGTACCGAGCAATATTCTGAATTTGAAATTATCTACAATGACCCCGAGGACGGCAAGATTCAACTTTATCTTGAGGCCGCAGAAGCCTCAAAGTTGCCCGACGAGTCTTTCTACGATGTAATGCTAGAAAATCCAGATGGCTTGAAGCAATACTACCTTGAGGGGCTAATCTATGTATCAGAGGGCTACACGGATCCATCATGGAACTAACTTCTGTTTCGGTTACAAAAGAAGAAGCTGTCGTGGTCGTATCAGTTCCCGGCCCCCAATATTCCCCGTGGAATATCCGGGGACACGTTGGAGTGGGATGACGCCACTGGACGCTGGGTTGCTACAGACCGACTTGCGCAGTTGGAGCAAAGGGTAACGGCCCTAGAGAATCTGCTTTCATAGAGTAGAGTTAGCGGACAGGCCCATCGAGGTTTCATGGCTAATGCTTCCACGCCCCCTTCTTCCGGTCTTGGATCGATGAGGGCCATCGACAAGCTGCGCAAGGCGGCAAATTTTGAGCCCGTTCGGCAGACCGTCAAGCTGGATGACGACTCCGAACTGAGTTTCTACGTCACGCCCCTGACGGCTGCTGAGCGAGAAAAAGCTCAGCGCAACTCGAAAACTGATAGCGCAAATGATTATGCACTGCAGCTTCTTGTGTTGAAAGCCAAGGACGAGAATGGCGATGCGTTGTTCAAGTCTGGTGATATTCCCGTGCTGAAGCAGGAAGTTCCTGACGAAATCCTGCAGACAATGATCTTGAAGGTTTTGCGTCCGAACGAGGAGGATGACGACATTGATCTCAAAAGTAGCAGAGAGTGAGCTTGAGAAAGACAGCAGGTTGTATTTTCAGATGCAACTTGCCGAAGAACTCAAGATGACACTTTCTGACTTGAAAGAGAAAGTTACCGAAGAAGAAATGATTCTCTGGCAGCTGTACTACTCAATTAAGTCAAGAAAGCAAAAAGAGGAGATGGAGAAAGCGAAAAGGCGAAGATAGCTTACCTCCCCCATCAATCCCCCTTCGCCCCTCTTTTTTCTTTTCGAGACTGCCGCCTCTGTCCGGGGCGGCTTTTACTTGGTGACTAGACTTAGATCAAGAAGAGCTTTCGTGGCGTGGCCAGTACACAGGCGACAATTGATCTCGTCGTTAGAGGGTCTGGTGCCGTAAACAGGCTGATTCAGGATATTAGTCAGCTGGAGAGTGCTGTAAATAGGATCAATAGTAGAACGCTTGACGTTGCCTCTAGAACATTAAATGATCGAGTTGGAGAAATCGCTGGAAGTCTCAGAGCCGTGGGGACAGCCGCTGATCCAAGGCCGGAGGTGGCCAGACGGGTCCAGCAGATAACTCGACAGCAGGAACGTGCAACAAATGACCTAGAGACTGCTCGGAACCGTCTCGCCAGGGCGACTACTGCAGCAACTAGGGCGGAAGAGCAGTTGATTGAGAGGAGTCAGCGTCGCACAAGACCTGATAGCCAAGCCCAAAGAAATATCGAAAATACTCTCAATAGAAGCAGGGCTGCCGCGAGTGCTGCTACTGATCAAATTGGTCAGCTAAGCGCTCGACTGCGTTCGCTTGGGCGAGAGTTTGCTGCTATTCAAAGAACCTCTCCTCAAGCATTAATACCGGGGCTAGGGGAACTAATAAATGCAAATCAGATTGCTTCTACCCAGCGATCGATTCGTGCGCTTGCGCAAGAATTTAACAGGCTCGGTGACTCTGCCATGCAAAGCACGGCCGAGCGAGCACTTACTGCAACCTTTATCCCGAATCAGATTAGGCAGTTTGAGCAACTTTCTGATCAACTTGCCGCAAGTCGTACAAGGGCGCAAGCACTGAGAGAGCAACTTATTCAGATTGGGAGAAATGAAAGATTGATACCCATAACAATTGACTTAAATCTTCCAGATCTCAGCGGAGAAGTTGATAATCTAATATCTGAGCTGGCTGAGGTCTCGCAAGCGCAGCAGGAATACAATAGGCTCCTGACAGAGAATGATCAAATTCGCCAACGAAATCAACAGAGGCAGAGTCAAAGATCAGAGCTAAGAACTCAAATAGGAGAAGAAAATGCTTTAATTGGTCAACTTGAAACGCAAGCTGTTGAAGCTGGCCGAGAGGTTGACAGACTGCAGCGAAGCCTTGCCGATCTAGTCGAATTTCGATACAGAGATGAACCGCGCACGGGGCTAAATATTTCTCTCAATCAAATTCAGGCCCAGGCAGAAAGTCTGGCGTTAGTCGCAAATAACTCATCTATCGCTAGTCGTGAGTTCAGGCAATATACGGTCGCAGCAGAGGTAGCCTCTATTAAGTTGGCCAGGTCGCAACAAGAGTCGTTTAGAGCGCTTGCCGCCGGTCTCTCCACCCCTCTTTCTGGTGTTCAATTGCCGGAGGGGCTCAGAAGCGACACGCTTATGGCTGGTGCAAGAGGGCTGGTGGGTCAAGTGCTGGGAGAGATGCCAACTATTGCTACTGGTGCAAGCAACGCAGCGCTTAATGCTTATGTCAGTATGCTGCAAAGCCTTCAAGGCCTGGTTCCAATGCTTAGCAATGACTACCGATTGCTTGCAGATGGAATCGCCAGAGCCAACGAGGAGATCAGCCTCGGCACAGGGCGTCCAGACCCCGCTCAAAGGCGAATCAATGCAGAGCTTTCACGTCAAGCGGATATAGAAAACAGAATCAACGAAGCCAATTTGACGATAGGACAGCAGGAGGTTGTTCGCAATAGACTTGCCGAGGCCAGGGTAGCCCTTGAAGAAAGAGGGGTTGAAGCTGCTCGGGAACAAACCAGCGGACTTACCCGTCAAATCAACGCGATGCAGTCAATTAATCGCGCACAAGAGAGGCGGAATTCTGCTGTTGAAGATGAACTCAGTCTGCTTGAAGGAAGAATTGGGAGAATCCAGAGATCGGACTTGCCCGATGACATAAAAACTGTATTGACAAGTCGCGGCAATCAGGCGATTGACTTATTGGTTGGCGGGCCAGGTGTTGATCCAGACCTTGAAGGTGCTCGCAGGGTTCGCAAAGAACTTGAAAGAGACAGAATTGCGGCCGAGAAAGATTATCGAAGCACACTCAGCGTAAGCGAAGCAAGGTCCAATCAGATTGGCAAAATTCTAAAGCTTGAGCAGGAACTCAACAAGATTCGACTGTCTGGGCATGATACTGCGGCGCAAGATATTGAGCTTGGCCGCATAAAAGATGCACTTACAAGTAACACAGTTCAATTAAACAAGCAGCTAATTAGTGACAGTTCAATCGCTCTTGACAGAGTTGCCGATTACGTTACACAGCAAAGGGATGGTATTCGTGTAACCAATGAGCAGATAAAAAACACTGAAAAACAAAATAAAGCCAATCAGGATTTAATTACAAAAAGCAATACGCTAAAAATCATCCAATCTCAATACAATGAGCTAAAAGCAAAGGGCATCTCTTTTGGGGAGGAAGAGCTTGAGCTTCAGTCGCTAATTAGTCAAGTTGACAGCGGGCAGTATGATGCAAACGAGAAAAATATCAGGACCCTTGATACTTTAATTAAAAAATATACGTCTTTTGCCGCACTCAAGCAGCAAGATTTAAGAGATATGGAGCGCTGGCAGCAGAAGGGCGGGCCAGCTCTCCCCGCCGTGAATCGGGTTGTCGGTCCCACGTCAGCGATTAACGAGCCAGAGAGAATCCAGGATCTACTTCAGAGAGCAAGGATTCAGCAGCAAGCGCTTCTTGGGCTGCAAATCAAAGGAAGGGACGTAACTCAGGAGCAGTCTGAAATTCAACAGCTTATCAACGAGCTAGAAGGCAGAAGTACCAACCTGAAAGGGAAGGGTGCCAATTTATCCCAGAAGCTCAGAGAGGACGTGGAGAGAGAACTGAATATTGGAGACGACAGAATTAGATTGATGAATGGACAGATGAACATAATGGGGCAAGTGTTAAGCCTAGAGGATAGCTTTATAGAAAAAAGAAATAGGCTCAATAGTCTACTCCTCAAGTACAATGAACTGAAAAAGCAAGGTGTCCAATTCCAGGGTGCAGACGTTGAACTTGAGACGCTCGTCAATTCAATATCGGGGGCGTTGAGCACTACGCTGACCAAGGATTTCGTTGATGACCTTGGTAGAAGAGTTAAAGCGTTTCAATCAACTCAAAGCCGAAGCGTTCAGGAAGCTGTTGCGGCTGGAACCTTCACCGGAACAACCCAGACCCCTGAAAAGCTAGAGAAAGAGCGCAATCGTCAACTGCGCGAGGCCTATGGTTTGCGCAAGACACTTGACGATCTTGAGAAAAAGGGCATTGCAAGCGACCTGACGAGGGTCGATCTTCTTCAACAGATTAATACGCTGGAGCAAAGGCGGGGGCAGATTGCGGCGGATAACTTAATCGCTGTACAGGCTGAGCTTGAGACAACTGGCAGGGTTCTCGATGTCACAAGGACTGAAATAGCTCGCTTGAAATCGGATATAGAAGAAACCTCAAAAGCTACTGGTTTTGGGAAGTCCTTTCAAGATTTTCAAGAAGCCCTCAAGGGGTCTCGTACTTTCTTCGGGATTGAAAACCCTGCCGAGGCTATTGACAAGATTGTTCGCGAGTTCAACAAGGATGTTCAGCGAGCCGCTGTGGCGGATGCGGCTCCCGTGCAAACTGCTATAAGGACAGAAGACGAGCAAATGCTCGATAGCTTCAGGAATCAATTCGCAAATCTTACCACCAACCCGAGATTTTTCGGAAGACTGCTCTCTCAGATTCCAGACGATGCCCTTACCACCTCAATGGCTGGTGCCGCCACAGACATGGCAACCAGGGGAAGAACAACCACTGGTGTTTTGACTGGAATTGGAAAGATTCCCGGCGGACTTGAATCCCAAATCGAATCAGCCTATCAAGATGCTTTTGGTAGGGTTCCGGGCGGCGTTACACGCTTGTTCGACAAAATCGCAAGCGTGTTCGATGCCCTCGTTGGACGCAGATTCTCTGGTGCTGGACTTGGGGGCAGTGGAGGTGGTGTTCGTCCGCCCAGTGGCCCTGGGGGCGGCGCAGGAGGAGCTGGTGGCCCAGGCAATTTTGGAGATCGCCTGACCGATGCAGAGGCAAAGGGTGTTGGAGCCCTTCTTGGGCTACAGGAGCTGCAAAAGCCTTCCGAAGTGGCAACTGTAAGACTTGAGATTCTTTCAAATGTATTAAAAGATGTCTACAGCCAGCTCGACCCAACATCCGAGGACGCCAAGAGATTTAATTCTGCCCTGAGAAGAACAACTGCTCGTCTTGATGAGATCGTTGCATCAAGAGCCCCTGATGCAGATCCACTGGTCCGTCTCACTCGCTCGCCCCGAATGGCTCAGGGCATCAGCGAAGGCTTGATTGGTGGTGCATTCCCGCTGCTGTTCGGGCAAGGCGCTGGGGGAGCCGTGCTTGGCGGGGCTGGCGGCTTTGCTGGTGGCTTCATGGGTGGCGCCCTGGGCTTTGGCCTGTCGTTGATTGGTACAGCGCTTGGTACAGCATTTGACACCGCTGTTCAATCTGCGGCTGAACTCGGGGGGGCGCTTAATGATACAGCGAAAGCATTTGATATGGTTAGAGAGAGATCTCTGTTTTCCTCGAAAGAAGTGGAGAAGCTTGCAAGCAAGCTAGAGGAAGCTGGTTTTAGCTCAGCGGCTAGTATTCTTGCTCAGCAGGAGGTAATTAATAAGATTGGGGGGTCGGGTGTTCAAAGACTGAGAGATCTAGGGGAGTCTTCTGACAGGCTCAGCAGAGCTTGGGCTGAGTTCAATCTTCAGCTTCAAGCAGCTCTTGCTGGCCCAATGGCGGGACTGCTTGAATGGGTTGCGGGAATAGTAGGGGCCTCGAACAGAAGAAACAGGCAAGAAATAGATAACAGGGAGATATTCCAGGGCTTGTCAGAAGTAGACAAAAAAGCCGCAAATCAAAAAATTCAAAAAGAAATTTCTGCCGCAACATCTGGTATAGAGGGTCCCGCCATTGAGCAAATTGTGGCTATCAGGACTCGTGTGTTAGAGGAGTTCAAGTCAAGATCAACACCTTCTGCTACCTCGTCAGTCGAAATCAGCCTTGATGAAGGTGTATTAGAGAGGGAGTTAAAAACTGCTCTTGAGAGTACATCCTCTGTGCTCAGTCAAGAGCTTGAGCTGCTAAACATCGGGAAGGGTTTCAGCGATCAATTCAGAAATGCAATCAGAGAGCAAGAGGATATTAACGAACAGGCGTTTGAAATTAGAAAGAGCTACGAGGAGTCTATTCGCGATATTCGCCTTGGGATTGAAAGGACAGTTCAGAAAGAAGCGCTTGATGGACTTCGGGCGCAGAGCGAGCTAGCGAAACTACAGGGAGAAACAAGGCTCCAGCAACTTAGAAATGCCAATACTGAACTTGTTTCCGCTCAGGGGGCAGATGAATACGGAAAGCGGCTGTTTGAAATACTCGGTCGAGCCGCCGAGCTTGAACTCTCTTCGCAACAAAACATAGAAAATAGAAAAAGAGACCTTGAGCTGGATCTTCAGGCGAAAGCAATTGAAACTGAGATCTACAAGGCTGACATCGCCAAACAGGTTGCATCGCTGAATGAGTCAAGCGCTAAATCAATTGCGAATATCAATAAGTCAATCAGGAGATCGAATGAGGATTATGACGAAAGAAAGTTTGGGATAGAGAAAAAAATAGCCAGCATCCGTCTTCAGCTCATGAATATGGAGAACGAGAGGGCGATTTCTGATGTCCAAAGGTTGATAAATGCCTATGAAAATCTAGCCCCAGGTCAGGAGCTGAATGATTTAGGCAAAAAGGTGCTCGAAGATAACAAGAGCTACCTCAAGTTACTACAAAGTCAGGAAAGCCCTCTAAGCAAAGCGCAAAAGGCGGTCGCCGATGCTCAACCTCCGGCGAAAAAAGCTGAAGTTGCCCCCATATCCACCACCAGCGTTTCTCTTGCAGCGTTTGACGCTGTGCGAGAAAGAGCTGTTGCAGCCGTGAAGGCAATAAGCGAGGCACAGGAAGGATTGGCTGCCCTGGCAAAACAGGGTGAATGGATGAAAATTAAAGACGAATTGCTTGCACTTGCAGATCAAGGGTTTGCGCAGGCAACAAAACAACTCGATGTATTTATTGGTCGATTTAGAGATGTTGGGATTAGCGGGTTTGGAGATGAGCTTTCCGCCCCACTTGAGGAGCTGGAAAGGAGAAGGCTTGATCTTGAAGCACTATTCAAAACAGAGCAAACCGAGGGAAGTGAAGCCATTCTCGAACAGTACAAAAAGGCTGGACTTGATGAGAGACAGGCAGCTGGACTGGTAGAGCTTGGAATCGAAGTCACGAAATTGAGCAAAAACCAGCTAGAGGGAGTGAGAACTGCGCAATACTATCTTGATTCCGCCTCAGATCTAACACAAGAATTTGAGTCGCTAAGTGATCAATTGCGCGAAGCTACTCAATTTGGTACTCAATACGAAAAAACACTGGCCTCCCTTGTCAGTAGAGGTCTGGATCCCGCTACTGAGGCCTCAAGGGCACTGCTCGCCGAAGCGGAAAAAATTGACATCCTGCGCCAAAAGGTTGCAGTTGTCGAAGGATTTGCATTTGCCGCTGATACACTTAGTGGCTCAATGAAGGATCTTGTTCTGCAGTTCGCGGAACTCGGAAGCGCTTCGGCAGCAGTCAAGAAAGTGAGTGACGAGCTTGGCAAGAAAGCATTTGGCTTCATTCTTGATCTTGCCTTCAAGCCGGTTGAAGAAAATATGAGAAAGTCCATGCTCGACATGGCAACCAAGCTTGGATTCGATATTTCGACTCCCCAGGAGAGGCAACTCAAAGAGCTTGAGAGCATCAAACTGAGCAATAATGGTATCCTGGAAAACCTGCAAACAATAGTTCAGAGATACATAGGAACCCTTCCCACTGCCGCCCCTGCTGTTTCCACTGTTCCGCCAAATAGCTCACGCCTGCTTCAAACCCAGGGTGGGCTGCGAACGCCAGAAGAGCTTGCGCTGCGAGACATAACCCCGAAGACCAATGTGCCGGTATCTCAACAAGTTGATGCACCAGTGCCAGGCAGCTTCCGGCCTGTCTCAGACCCGAAAGACTATGGAAGACAGTACGTGGAGTATCAAAGACAGATGCTCGAATATAGGCGGCAATTGCAAAATTACAATTCTCCTGGAATGACAATTAAATATCCGCCACTCTCGCCTGGTAGTAATAAATACGGAATCGACTACAACCTGCCACAGGAGAAGACAAACAGAGGGGCCGATAGTTGGCCGATGCAGAACAGGACTGTTGGAGGTCCACAGGGCGGCTCTTACGATCAAATGCCACTTGTCGTGCCAATGAATGGTATAGGCGGCCCGGATCCTGGGACAAGAGAGCCCTACCCAGTGCCACAGAATCAATGGATGGATAATACCGATTCATCGCCGCCAAAAGAGCGGGTAGACGAAGGCGGCATCCCTGTTCCTGGTTCACCTACGCTAAGAAGGGCGCAGGAGGAACTCAAGCGAACAACCGAGGCGATTAATCAAGTTGGCGCCTCCGCCGCTCAAGCAATCCCTCCGCTTCAGGGGTGGGATCTAGTGACCAAGGGCTTCATGGGCAGTGTTGATGAAACGACCGTTCACTTTGAGGACGCCACACAGCGCATGAGTACCGTTGTTCCGCAATGGGGCAAGAGTCTTGGGCAGGTCGTAACTGGAATCGGCATGGCTTCAACGGCAATCATTGGAATTGTCGGCGGCATACAAAACATTAGAAAGGGTGGGGCGGGAAATATATTTAGTGGAATCGGGTCAATTCTTACGACTGTTGGCGGACTTGGAATGAGTATCGCCGGCATGGGTCTGTTCAGAGGTGGTGGTAGCGGGGCGTTCCCGACTGGCAATTTCAACTTCCTTCAAGGCTCCAGTCCATTGCCTGCAAGCTTTGGGTTTGCCAATGGTGGAGTTTTTGAGGGTGACATTCTTGACTCGCCCAAGCTCTTTAATTTTGAAGATGCTGGCGTAACGAAGAGCGGGCAGGCCGGTGAGGCCGGGACAGAGGCAATCATGCCTTTGTCTCGCACTAAAGATGGCAGGCTTGGTGTTTCCGCTGAACTCTCGATTCCGTTTGAGATGACGGATTTGATTGCTGAGGACGACCCCGAAGGGGCTGACCCGGAATTCACTGGGGCCAGTGCCTCCAGTACCGGGGGAAGGGGCGCCGCCGGGGCAGCGGGAGCGCTCTCAGTGCCATTCAGCCGGATGGGGCGTCGTGGCAGCGGCATGACTGCGGCCCAGGCCATGCGGGCTGCTGCAGAGCTTGGCCTCAGCATCCCGTTCGTCAGCAATGGCGATACCGCCCAGGCGGAGACAACCGCAGGAGGTGCGGACGAGGTGATTCGTTTCGAGTCCACCGTGATCAATGGACAGGAATTCGTAACACGAGAAGAGGCCGAGAAGATTGGTAGAGTTGCTGCTGTGAAGGGTGCTGACCTTGCTCGTAGGCGAGTGAGAAACAACCCACAAGAAAGGCGCTTGCAGGGAATCCAGTAATGGAATTATGTAATTTCCTTAGGTTCAAGCAGCGTGATGGGCTTTATACGGCCTGGGCCGCGCAAAACTTGTTTCCCGGAGAAAGCAAGTTGCTTGACGGGATCGAATATCGCTTTATTCCAATCGCAGTCGCAACAAATGCGAGCACAAGAGGGGGCGACAGATCAGAGGCTGCCATAAGTTCTGTCGCCAGTGAAATCACTCTTAATGTTTTCACGGAGGCAACCACAAGAGACTGGCTTCTTGAAATTAAGACAGTCAAGGTCAACAGGTTTGACTTTTCTCTCGATGCACTACTTACAACAGAGCTTTGGTCCTGCTCGCAAGTGCAATACGATACAAACGAAGAGGGGGTTATACTTCAACTTTCTTCGCCCCTTGATTCTGTTAGCCGCCTTGGTGGCAGGTTTCTATCGCAATCACTTGTAGGCTCTCTGCCAACAACTGGAACATTGACACTGCAATGATTGATTATGTGAAGTGGATCGGGCTTCCTCATGTTTTGGGGGAGGACCCTGATGATGGCAGAGGGGCCGACTGCCTGGTTCTCGCCCGGAAGGTTTTGCTTTTAGCCGGTCAAGACTGCCCGGAGTTGAACCCGGAATGGTTCGAGATGGCGGCGAGGGGCAAGTGGGGCGAGCTAGAGAAGGAATGGCTGCAGATCATGGAGCCATTGGACGCCCCCTGTCAATTCGCTATTTCGATGAGCAGAAACCCTTTCACTGGATTTAATATTGGTGTTGTTGTTGATGACGGGCTGTTGATCGTCCATCATCGCAAAGGGGTTGCCTGGATTCCGTTATCATTAGTTAAGGGCAATTTCTGGAGAGTTCGTCGTGCTGCCATCTGAGCGCTATGTCGCCTCCATTCTTGGCCTAACAGACGAACAGTATGAG